AAACAGGATCGGTTTCTCCGGTGAATGTATAGGTAGTTATACCCGTAATCTCAAACGGTTTCTCATGCCATTGTCCCACAAGGTTCTGCGGCAAATACTCGGCGATGCAGCCGAGCGTTCGTAACGACACAGGTTGAATTTCGACCCATGAATTTGCATCGGCATTTGGTACAGTTACACTAAAACCAGTGATATTAGTTCCTGTTGTGCGATATACAATCGTGGCGTCAGCCGCATCCTCCATATTGATAGGAAGACTACTATTGTCTGCCAGAACGCGTACGGGAGCATTACTACGATACTTGAATTTAGCTTCAACAACACATCCGACCGGATGCCCCATGAATCGATAGCTGTATACCGACAATAAACCTGACGATCCCGAAATTATATGTGCGTATCGACCTGTGAAACCATTAGCATTATCCTCTAAATAAGAGGTAACACCGGACTCTTCATTATTAGGATAGAACCTGATATTTCCAATGTTAGATTCAGAGGCTTCCCAACGATATTTATCGGCTAACGGTACCACATATCCTGCAGGATCGCCGTTGTTGTAGTGTGCGGCAACTTCTTCCGCGGGAAGGGCGTAGTTGTAGTGGCGGCAAAATACGAGCGAGCCTTGGGGGATATATGTATTGCTGCCGGTCCCGAATGAATCCATGACCTTGTATCCCGTAACCGGGAATCGTGCGGCTTCCGCTCCATTCAGATAGCATATCGCCGTAGTACCGTCGTAGGCAACATCAACAAGATAGCTATCCCCTGGAATAATGTCTACCGTCGCGTTTCCGCCCCCGCAATAGACGCGAAGCCGATTTGTCGTCAGGATTTGAATTTCAATCATGAAAATGCCAAACCCGGCTATCACTTGCATTTTATCGCTGGAGATGTACTTGAAAAAACACTCAAGAGTTCGCGGGCCGTCGAACAATAGCCCGGCATCCGTCGATTTAAGATACCCTTTCGTGCAATTCACCCCTACCTGCTGCTCGCGTTCGCTGCGCAGCGCGGCGATCTTCAACAAACTTCGTCTGCGATCCATGGCTACTCGATGATTGCGCGGAGTTCCTCGATATTGATCTCGTAGGCTCGATTCGGCGCCGGGGTCTTATAGCCGACTATGTCCACAAGATCATCCGACCAGGTGAGTTCCGTGGCAACGTTTCCCGATGTGAAGAAGATCGCCGAAGTCCGGGCCGATTTTTCCACGGTCCCGATCTTGAGCGAGGTCAGCTCCCCGCAGATGTATTTGTGGTTGCCTTCGACGTTGATCGTGACATCCGCACCTTCGACGTTGACAACGACGGGAGCGGCCGCTGCGGCGGCTTCAAGAGCTTTGGCGGCAGCGTCGAGGGCGGCGGTTGCGGCTTCCGTCGAAGCGGCCCCGGAGGCCAAAACCTGCCACCAAGCCCCATCCGTCACCGGGTGTCCGAGGTTATTGTCTTGGAGTGAAACGTAGGACGAATCACCGGTTGTTACGAAGTCCAAGCGCTCGTATGTAATGCTCGCCGAATACGCCTTTTTGGGCGTAAGGCCCACTTTCCCTAAATTTGTCTTTGCCATATCTGTCAGTCGTTAATTTCGTAATACAAATGCCCATCATCCTTGAGTTCGAACTCGGAACCATGGCCGTAGCCGGGCTGGTAATTCACGCCCAGGAGCATTGTCGCCGGATCAATGTCGAACGTAGCGAAGATCGGACCGCCATCCGAGCGGACGGACGAGGTGATATAGTCTTTCGCCTCTTCATTCCAGAAGGCCCAGTAATTCGTATCGTCGGCCGTTACGATCTTCGGAGGGTGGTCGGCCAGAGATTTCGCACGCGCGGCCTGGAGGTCGGCGTTTGAGGCT